AATCAATGCCAGTGCCTGAGCCGCCCGCCGTATAGCTTGTAAGAACTCCATTTGTAAATGTGAGTTCCCACCCGTTGATGTTGAGCGTATCGTTTAACCCCTCTTCACCACTCGCATAAATAGCGTCTGCTCTAAGCGTGCCCGCTTCTACGACACTCGCTGTCAGCATGCCCTCAAGGTCATCGTTATATGACACTGACACGTCGCACACGTCAAAGCCGTTGGCCCGATATGACGCCGTGTTGCTTTCCTCGTCCATGACATCAACGCCACCCGCGTATATAGACACCTCAGCCTTGTTCGTATCACTTATGTACAGGCTCTTGCCATCAAGGTACATCGTGTCGGTTTCCGTGCCGTTCGTGTCGTATCCGTGGAGCGTTACGCCGCCGTTGTCAAATTCTGCGCCAACCTTGCCGTTGCTGTTGTACAGTGTGATTGCTCCATACTTGTTGCCGACGCCGCCTAATGCCATGTGTCCGTCGATTGTCCACGACTGGGTGTACGTGCCGTTATAGCCGTTCTTCGAGAAACTGATGCCGAGGTTGTTGAGCCGCATGACCTTGCCGGATGTAGCCGTCGCGCCGTTCTCGAGGAAATAGAGCGTTCCGTTCTTGTTCATGATGGACTGTGCCATCGTCCACGATATGCCGTCCTTGTTGACGTTGAATATCTCCTTGTTAGACCCGTCAATCGCCGAGATTGTCACATAGTTCGTCCCGCCGACCATCAGCTTGCCCTCCATATTCCACGCCTGGCTGAAGGTGCCGTTATAGCCCTTCTTGCCGAAGCAGATGCCGGAGCTGTTCAGCCGCAGGACATTGCCGCTTGTTGCCGTTGCGCCCGGTGCCAGGAAGTACAGCGTGCCATTCTTCGTCATGATCGATGATGCAAGCAGCCAGCTGATGCCGTCCTTGGTCACGCCGAATATCTCTTTGTTGGAAGCATCCACCCCGGAGATGGTGACCTGATCCGTGCCGCCGACTACAAGCCTGCCGTCAAGTGTCCATGCCTGTCTGTAAGGACCATTCACACCCTCCCTGGAAAATCCCATGCCGTTCTCGTTGATCCGCAGCACTTTTCTTGCTGTAGTAGTTGACGGCGAATCCAAGAACAGAAGTTCTTTCCAGCTTCCGTCCGTGTTCTTTACAGCTACGACATAACCACCGGAAGAAGTCAGCCAGTTTGTGGCATTCTCCATCAGCTCCTGTGCTGTCGCTTCTGCTTCTTGAATTGCTCTGTCAACTTCAGAATCTGTATAGCTGGAAGCGTAAGACTTCGCAGCCGCCACGGCCTTGCCGGTATAGGACTTTGCTTCTCCCAGGCTGGCTTCAATTGCCTTGCCCTGGTCAACAAAAGTCTTAGCAAAAGAGGACTTAGCGTCTCCGATCGTGATGGTCTTGTACCGATCTTTCAGCACATCGTAAGTGTATGACACCATTCTGGCTGTTTCGCTGATGCCCAGCCGCTCAATGTCAATCGTTACGGTATCGCCAAGCTGAAGCGTTTCAAGCGGGGCAATGTCCTTGTATCCTTCTGCCTGCCATAAGGCGGCAAAGTTGACATCAATGCTGATGTTTGGATGGCCGATATTGTTGGCACTGATATACTGGTTTGTTCTGTTCCGCAGCTGGGCCACGGTCGGTTGCGTCTCAAAGTCGGTTGAAAAATCTACCGTTTTGATCCGGTTGAATGGAAATGCAGAAGCAGTACCTGCCAGAATGTACTTTTCCGGCAGAGTGACCACCACTCCGGTTTCAGAACTTGTCCAGTACGGACACACACCCGTATAGGTGTTTTCAATATTCTGCTCCTGTTTTGCATCAATCAGATTCTTTCCGTAAGCGATCCGTACACCATTATCGGCACCACGCCGGAGCCATAACTTGACTGTGTAGTTATCCCATTCATAGTCACCGCCATACATCTGCAATACAGATCCCTGGGCACCGCCAAGGCAGGCCCGGAATGATTGCGGAATATCAAAGCTATGTCCTGTCGCTACTGTCTTATTTGTCCACAGTGTAAACGGATTCGCTGAAGCGGAATAACTTTTCAGCTTGGCAAAGCAATCAGCCAGGGAAGAATAGTTAAACGGCATCACCGGAATCCAGTTAAGCTGATAGCTGATGTGCTGCGCGTACACCGTCACACGACCGTTCAGAGGCGTTGTGATCTTATAGATCCTGAATGCCTGTTCTGACGCGTCATTGTATGGCTGCGCAACAATCAGCGCGGAAGTCATCAGAGAAGAAAAAAGCCGCCCGGTGATGGGATACTGCATCTCTAATTCATAGACACCATTCAGATCCTCTTTCACCTGACAGCTTATTGCTTCATCTAACGCCCCAAGGCCGTTGCTGGTAAATGTTGTTGCTGTTTCTTCAAACAATCTCGGTGTCATAACGTCCACCACCTCGGCATGATCTGCACACCGGTCACACCGCTATAAGTCAACGTGTTCTGTCCAGGTGACAGCGTTGGGAAAACCGGTGTTATATACGCATTTTTGTTCGTACTGCCGTTATAGGCATTCTGTGTATCGCAATCGATGAAGATGATGTCAGAATTGCCACTGATCGTTACTGTCTTTCCGTTTAGCGTAATAGAGCCGTTGCCGGATGCCCGGATGATCGGCAGCGCGTCAAACTCTGTCGGGTTCACGATCTTTGCCCCGGAAGAATATGCGGTATAGTTTTCGCCGCTCTTCAGGAACCTCTGAGGCTTACAATCAAATTCAAGTGAGAACGTGCCGCCTCTGTTAAGTGTTGCCGTTTCCACCTCTAATCCGTTACGGAAAGAAGCAAGCCGGAACTCTTCCGGGTGGTATGTGTCTTCAAGCCTGGCATAACCAAACTGAGAAGCCATATACGCACGGAAGGCATCCACACGCGGCTTAAATTCCCGCGAAATGAATGCCGGATAAGTTACAGTTATATTGTTGTATCGTCCATTATCAAAGATCAGTGCACCATTGCGTCCGGGGACAACCTCCACGTCTGCATCTCTGGTGGGAGCGTTGAACGTACCCCCACCGGAGATCCACACGCCGAATTCTGCACTTGATCTGCCATTGAATATCAGAAAATGTTCCATCAGGCGAATGCAGCCTCCTCTGAGCTAATATTTGCATTGATAATATCGGCAATTTCGTAAGCCAGTTCCCGCACATCCTGTCCGGGTGCACCATAGACATATACGTTATTGCCGCCATTGTTGTAGGTGTTGCCAACAGCACCTTGAATCATTCTGTAAAGGCTGTTTGCTCCAACAACCACTTCCGGGCCAGCCTCACCGGCTCCCAGCAGATGCCCATTGGACGCGCCGAAGATCGTTGGGGATCTCAGGATCATGCCGTTCTGCATGGCTTTCGCATACCAATCAACATCAATGTGTGGGATAGATGGCGGGTTAAGGCTGAATTCTCCGTCAATGGAGAAGTGCGGAAGCTTAAGCTTTGGCAGCTCCCACTTGAAGTCCATAATGCCCTTGATCTTCTCAATGGCACCTCTGACAGCCTCCTTGGCATTTTCCATGGTATCTTTAATGGTTCTCTTGATTGCCTCAAATTTGTTGGTAACTGTAGATTTAATGTTCTCGATCTTGTTGCCCACCGTGGTCTTCATGTTTTCCCAGGCGTTGGAAATATTGGATTTAATATTCTCCATGGTGGTCTGCACTTTTGTTTTAATAGCTTCCCATTTTGTAGAAACAGTATTTTTAATATTTTCAACAGCCGAAGTAATGGTGGTTTTTAAAGTGTTCCAGGCATTTGACAGATTCGTTTTTAATGTCTCCATCAAGGCAACAACTTTAGCCTTAAGAGTCTCCCAACCGGATACAATCTTGTCCTTGGCATTCTTGAGATCTTGAATAGACAATTCAATGTTCTTCTTGATCTCGCCGGTCAAGCCCTTCCACTTCTCTGAGACATTGGCGGCAAATTCTTTTGCCTTGGCCTTGACCGTATCCCAGTTTTTATACAGAGCCACGCCAATGGCTACCAGTGACGCGATTGCGGCAATGGCTATTGCAACCGGAGCACTGATTCCAGTGATCGCAACACCGGCGGCCTTAATCAGAGGAAGCAACTTTCCGATTGCCCCAACAACGGTGCCAATCGCGCCTACCACCTTGCCAACGACGATCAGAGCCGGAGCAAGAGCTGCCACGACAACTCCTACAGTGGCAATCATTTTTTTAGTCTCTGGATCTAATGCATTGAATTGCCCAACAATAGATTTTATATGCTCTACGAGTTCTTTAATTGTCGGCATTAAAGCATTGCCGATACTAATGGCTAATTCTGCAATAGCAGATTTTAACTCCGTCACGGAACCAAGAAGGTTTGCCTTCATTACTGCCGCCATAGCTTCAGCTGTTCCATTATAAGTGGCAACCACTTCTTCCCCGGATGCCAACGCTTCTGAAAGAGGAATAACAGAACCATCTTTCAGCATCGCCATTTCTTCTGAAGAGTTTTTGACGGCATTTGTTAGTTTTTCATAGTCCTCCGGGGAAGCGCTGGCTATAGCAAGCAGGCCAGACATCGCCCTGGCACCACCAAGCATGGCAGCCGCTCTTGCTTTTTCAGCTTCTTCCGCACCATAGGTCTGCAACAGAAGTTCTTCAAGTTCTTTGCTATACTCTTTTTCAGAGATCGATCCGGAATCCAGCTGATCTTGCAGACGATTCATGTTTTCTGCAAGTTCTTCTGTAGGCATGTTGATATGCCCCATAGATTCCCGCAGCTGATCCATGATTTCCATGAAGGAATACATTTTCCCTTCTTCGTCATACATAGAAATGCCAAGACGATCCATGGCCATGGCAGATTCTTTAGTTGGCTTTGCCATTCTCTGAAAAACATTTCTCAGAGATGTACCAGCCATACTGGACTTAATACCGGCATTTGCCATCAGGCCAAGAGCAACAGCAACATCCTCAACATCATATCCAAGCGCACCGGCAACAGGGGCGGCGTACTTGAATGACTCGCCCATCATCGTCACATTGGTGTTTGCGTTAGTTGATGCCGCCGCCAATACGTCAGAAAAATGCCCCGCATCTTCAGCTTGCAATCCAAATGCTGTCAATGCGTCTGTGACAATATCAGAAGTAGTACCAAGTTCTTCACCCGCAGCGGTAGCCAGGTTGAGAATCGGGCCAATGCCAGCCACCATCTGCTCTGTCTTCCAACCGGCCATGCCCATATATTCAAAGGCCTCACCGGCTTCTGTGGCAGAATACTTGGTATTCATTCCCCACTCTCTCGCCGTGGCGTTCAGCAATTCCATTTCTTTGGCACTTGCGCCAGAAATGGCCTGAACCTTTGACATCTGCTGTTCAAATTCGGCAGCTTCTTTGACAGCATAAGTCAAACCACCCGCAGCTGCGGCAGACACTGGAGCCAAAGCCTTCCCGGCACCAGAGATCTTATCTCCGGCAGCCTTTATCTTCTCGCCGCTTTCCTCAAACTTTTTGCCAAGGATATCAACGCCGCTGGGAATCTCTGCCAGTGCGGACTTCATGCTGTTAAGTTCTGTCGTTGCCTGGTTAAGGGCCTCTTTCCACTTCAGAGTACGTGTATCATTTTCGCCGTACTTGTCAGTGGCCTCTTTCAGCATCTTTGACAGTTCTTCGACACGCTTTTTCTGTGTCTCGATCTGCTTGGTCAGAGCATCCTTCTGATCCTTTGCTTTTTTCTCAGCAGAAGTATTCTTATCCCACGCGGACGCGGTCTTTTCCATTTCGGACTTCAGAGTCTTCTGCTGCTGTATGATATTTTGAATGCTTTTGCGGTACTCCGCTTCGCCTTCTATGCCTATACGTGGGCCAATGTTTACCGCCATTGCATCACCTCAAATTTATTGCATCATCGTAAGCTATTGGCTTTTGCTTCGGCACGGCATTGCCTGAATAAATCTCCATGCAGGCAATCAGGTCGCACATTTCACCGTGCTTGGTGTTCAAAGTTTCTTCCCGGCTCATGTTTAGTTTGTGGCCATAGAAGATATACCAGGACAAATTAAAGTCAATTTTTACGCCTTTTGTTTTTTTTTCGACTTGGGCGGCTGACTTTCCACCGTCTGTTTGGCATCAGCAATCCATGCTTCAACCGCCTCTGTCTGCAACTGATTAAACACGTCCATGTCTTCAAGGGCCATGATCTCATCCATGGTGATAGGATCTTTGGTGTAGGTGTTGCCCTTCCGTCTCTCCTCAAACTCCTTGGCCTGTTCATAGCCCTCAGACATGATCGTTATAAATGCAGCCATTGTCAGGATCTGATCCGGCGCGGTGCCGTTTAACAGATCTCCGAACTTTGAAATGTCGCTATCCGGACACATCTGCATCACTGCATTTGTGGCCCAGATCGTCCTTCTGAAATGCACTTCTCTTCCGTTGAGTTCCATTGTTTAATCTCTCCTTACGGTGTTGCACCA